GCGGGCGCTGCGGAAAGTGGAAATACCCGCAGGAGCTGAGCGACCAGATTGACCGGTACGAAGCGAAAAGCCGAAAGGGGCCGGTGACAGTGGAAACCGCTGTGTGCCTGCATTGTGTGACGCCGAATCCCTAGATGAGCGGCGCGCCCTGGCGCGTCCGCTCGATTGCCCGTTGGGCGTCCTGCTCAAATAATTGAAGCACTTCATTTAGTGCCACCCCTGCCCCGCGCGAACAATGCGAGGCATGAACACCGCACAGCTCCCCGACTCGATCGAGATCTTCCGCCCCGGCCGTCACATAGACGACGCCGGCAACGCGCACGAATTCTCGCCCGCTGACGTTGCCGGCATGGCCGAGGTCTATAACCCGGCCGTGCGCGAAGCGCCGCTGACCATCGGCCACCCGGAACACAACCGCCCGGCCTACGGCTGGGTGCAAGGGCTGGCCGTGAATGCCGAGGGGCGTTTGCAGACTGCCGGGCTGCGCGATGTCGAGCCGCAGTTCGCCGAGATGGTTTCCCAGCGCCGCTTCCCCAAGCGCAGCGCTTCGTTCTACCCCCCGAGCCACCCGAACAACCCGACGCCTGGCAAGTGGTATCTGCGCCACGTCGCGTTCCTGGGCGCGCAGCCGCCCGCGATCGCCGGGCTGAAGGATATCCAGTTCGCCGACGACGCTGCCGGTGCGGTCAGCTTTTCCGAAGCCGGCGCCCCGTCCGGCAAAACAACCGAAGAGGACGATCAGATGGACAAGGAACTCCAGGCCAAGCTGGCCGAGGCAGAAAAGGCCACCGCCGAGGCGAACGCACGTGCCGCCGCCGCTGTGAAAGAGAAGGCCGAAGCCGATGCCAAGCTCGCGCAGTTTGCCGAGGCCGCGCGTACCGAACGCCACGCGGGCTATGTGTCGTTCTGCGAAGAGCAGGTGAAGGCGGGCAAGTTGCTGCCCAAGGACGCCGCTGCGGCCGTGGCCGTGCTCGACACCCTGGCCGATGCCGCCCCGGTCGAATTTGCCGAAGCCGGCGCCACCAAGAAGCTCGCCCCGGCCGACTGGCTCAAGGGCTTGATTGCCGCTGCCAAGCCGGTGGTGAACTACAGCGAGCAGGCAGCGGGTGGCGTCGGCCATGCCACCGCCCCCGAGAACGACGACGAACTCCACAGGCGCGCCACGGCATATGCCGCGCAGCACAACGTGAGTTATGCGGACGCCCTGAGCAAGGTCGTGAGCTTCACCGCCTGATCGCCACCACCAGACATACGAGGAACCGACACCATGACTCCGGAAGAAATCCGCCTCAAGGCAAACCCCGTCCTGACCACGCTGCTGCTCGGTATGGGTCAGGGCACGATGATTGCCGAGCGCTTGTTTCCGCGCTTGCCGCAGGCGCTGTCAAAGATCCAGCTTGCGCAGCTCGGCGACGAGCGTTTCCGTCGCTACGGCCTGCGCCGCGCACCGGGCGCGCCGACAAAGCAGGTCAAGATCAAGTACGAAGGCAAGACGTACTCAGTCGAGCAGTACGCGGTCGACATCCCGATTCCGCGCGAACTGATCCGCGAGTCGGACGAAGCGCGCCGGCTGAACCTGACCGCGAACCTGGACATCAGCCGCATCGCAATGGTCACCGCGAACGACATTCTCGGCCTGGACTACGAGCTGGAAGTCGCCGAGCTGGCCACCAACGCCGCGACCTATGCCGCAGGGCATGTGCTCGCGCTGGCCGGCGCCACGAAGTGGAGCCACGCGGACGGCAAGCCGGTGACCGATATCGAGAACGCCAGCGACACGATCCGCAAGAAGATCGGCAAGCGGCCGAACAAGCTCACGCTGTCGGCCGATGCCGCGAGCGCGCTGCGACACAACGCCGAAGTGAAGACGTACCTGCCCAACACCCAGATGGGGCCGGCGACGCTCGACCAGTTGAAGACCATCCTCAATGTCGAAGAGATCGTTGTTGGTGACGCGGTCTGGATCAACGATGCGGACGTGGGCGCCGATGTCTGGGGCAACAACGCGGTGCTGGCTTACGTGCCCAAGATGGCGGCAGGCTCGGGTGACATCAGTCTGGCCGAGCCGGCGTTCGGCTTCACCAACGTGATCGAAGGTCATCCGTTTGCCGAGCAGCCGCGCTACGACGGCGGATCGAAGAGCTGGATCTACGGCGCGACCTACGAGCGCAAGCCCAACGTGGCCTACAACACCGCCGCGTTCCTGTTCCAGAACCCGAAGTGACTGTGGCCATGAACAAATACATCGCCGTTGTCAGTGTGCTTGTCGTGATCGACGGCGAGCGCACCACCATCGAACCCGGCCAGCCCCTGCCCGAGTTGTCCGCCAAGGATGTCGAGGCGCTCAGGGGCATGGGTTCGATCGAGCGCGCACCCGCGCAACCGGAAACCGCCGCGCCCTCGGGTGCGGCCACCCTGGCCGGGGAGGGTATCCCCGGCACCAACACCCGTGAGAGCGAAGCAGCAGCGCCCGACAACCCGGCGTCCGGGGATGCCCCGGACGCCGGAGAGGCGCAGCTTGAGCAGACAAGTACTCCCGGCGAACCACTGCCCGAACTGCCCGACTCGGCCTATGCGCCGGATGCCGCACCGCTCGATGCGCCGGATGCCGTGCCGCCCGATGCGCCGGTGCTCTACGACATCAACACGGATTCGGTTCTGGATCTGGTCGCGGCCGGGTTGAGCGAAAAGCTCGCGCTCGCGGTGGCCGCGTATCGCACCCAGCACGGCCCTTTCGCATCCGTGGATGACCTGGTCAAGGTCAACGGCATCGGCCCGGCAACGCTCGCCGAGCTGCGCTACCGGCTCACCGTGTAACCACTCATCAGCCTACAGGAGTCACTCATGCGCCAGTTCGACAAACAACACGCCGCCACCATCGTCGCGACCGCCGCGCTCGCCGCGCACCGGTTCGTCGCCTACGACGGCGGGTATGCAACCACCGCCGGCGGGGCGAAAGACGCCGTTGGCGTTACCGAGTCCGCCGCCGAGATCGGTCAAGCCGTGTCTGCGGTCACCGGTTACACCTACCTGGTGGAGGCCGAGGGCGCGCTGGATGCGTTCGACTTTGTGAAGCCGGGCACGGATGGCAAGGCGGTCGTCGGCACTGTGGCTGACAACTGCGGCCGGGCACTGTCCGCCGCCGCTGATGGCGAGCTGGTCGAAGTGCAGATCCTGAAGCAGGTACACCCGTAACCATGCGCTACGCAGATCCCGCCGATCTCGCGCGCGTTGCAACCGGAGGCTGGACCGATCTGGCCCAGCGCGCCGCGCGCGACGCACGCGTCACCGGCGAGCTGATTCGCGCGCTGGCCGATGGCGCCGATACCAGCGCCTGGCCGGCCGACGTGGTGCAGCTAGGGCAGTACGCGCTGGTCGTGATCGAGGACACCCTCGACCGCGCCAGCCGCCACGCCGACACCTACATCAACCCGCGCTTCAAGGGGCCGCTGACCGCCGATCTGATCGCCGCCAGCGACTTGCCGACCGTTGTGGCCACCATCGCCTACCGGCGCTTGTTCGGCACGCCGATCTCGAAAGACCTGGCGGACGGCACGCGCTGGGCTGACGACTACCTGCGCGATCTCGCGGCCGGGCGCGTGTCGCTGGGCCAACACGACGCGCAAGGCGCGGACCCGGAGACGCGAGCAGAGTTCAGCCCGCGCCAGATCACTGACGAAACACTGCGGGGGTTTTGATGGGCTGGATCGATAGCGGTGCCGCATACACAGTGGCGGACGGTGTTCCGGTCATCGTCACCAAACCGCGTGCGCCTTTCAGTATCGCCGTCCATCCCGGCGCCGGCGCCACGGCCTCGATCGCGCTCACAGCCACGCCTACCGCAACGCTGCGCGCAACGCCCGAGGCGGCGCGCTGGATCGATCTCGAAACCGGGATTGTGGACGCCACGCTGGTGACCTTCCCCGGCCCGGTAACCGCGATCCGCCTTTCTTCGGTCGGCGGTGAAACCGTGTTCGAGATCGCGCAATGAACGTGCGCGTGCATGGATTCTGGGGCGCAGGCGGCACAGCTCCGGGCGGTGGCGGTTCCGGAGCATGGCGCCTCGTTGAAGCCGACACCACGGTGCAGCCGGGCGAACGCGTCTATGTGCGCTCCGACACGCTTGCCGGAGACCCGCAATGGAGTTTGGTCAGCGCGCTGCTGCGTGGTGATGGCGAGCATGACAGTGCTGCGATCGTCGACGAAAAGGGGGCGACAGTCACGGTCACCGGTTCGGCGGTCAATACCACTGAAGTGAAACAGCTTGGTACGGGCAGCATCCACATCCCCAGCGGCGCGTATCTCACGCTGGCCGCATCCACAAAGTGGGATTTCGGCACCGGGGATTTTTGCATCGAAGGCTTCGTGCGGCTAGATGGTGCGCCCGGCGCAACCTATCCCGCCGTGATCTCGAAAGGGAATCTGTCGGCGCTTTCCGATGAGGTGTGGACGCTGGAAACCTCCGCCGGTGGCGATTTGCGTTTCTTCGCCTTCCACAACAGCTATGTCACACCGCTGGTGCAGGCGGGTGCAGGCGCGCTATCGACCGAGGAGTTCCGGCACGTCGCCGTTACACGCTCCTCTGGTACGACGCGCCTGTTCGTCGACGGCGCCTTGATCGATTCGAGCGGCGCAGCGTACAGCGTCAATGCGGGCGGTCAGCTGCGCATCGGTACCGGATGGTATGAGCCGGGGGCACGCGTCGCACCAGGCTGGTACGACGAGATCCGCATCACCAAGGGCGCAGCCCGCTACACCGCAGCGTTCACGCCCCCCGATGCGCCAGCGCCTGCCGATGCAGTCGCAAAACTGACACTGGGCGCCGGGAGTGAAGGTGATTCGGTCTCGGCCCATAGCGGCCCCGGCCCCGGTGTGGTGCGCGTCGACGACGGCGCCACTGACGAAACGCTCGCGACCGACGAGCAGCGCGACTACGTGCACGACGGCGCCGGCTGGGTGCGGCTATGACCCCGGACAACTTCCTCGCCTTGGAGCCGCTCATCATCGCGCGCCTGCGCGAGGTGCTGCCGCCGACGGTGTATGTGCTGTCCGCCGCCGATCTTGACGCGGTGGCCGAATCAACGCAGCCGACGCCGGCTGTGCACTTGCTGTATCTGGGCTGTCGCCCCGCCGAATCACAGGACGGGTTCCTGACGTTCGAGCAGACGTGGCTCACCGTGATCGTGGCGCGCAATTTGACCGACACCACCAGTGGCGCGGCCGCGCGTCAGGATGCCGGCCCGCTGGCGATGCAGGTGGTCGATGCGCTGCACCGCAGGAAGTTTCCG